AGAGTAGCACTTCAAAGCATAACTTTATAAAATGAATCTTGAAAAAATTCAAGAGATGTGGGCAAAGGATTCAGAAGCATTCTTTGACCATAGAGAATTACCTGAGTTACTAGCGAATGACAGTATGGAGACACCTCGTCTTCATGCTAAGTATGTACAATTCTACAACTCATTCAAACTGATGCTGTCAGAGGCACAAGTTAAGAAGAATGTATTGTATAAAATGAAGTGGGAATACTACTCAGGTAAAGCATCATCAGAAGTATACAGGGAAAATCCCTTTGACCTCAAAGTATTGAAGGGTGACCTAGATGTATACATCAATAGTGACCCAGATATATGTAAGGCAAACCAGAAAATAGACTACCTAGAAACTTGTATAAATTGTATTGATAGGATACTTAAACAGATAGACTCGAGAGGGTTTGCTATTAAGAATACTATGGACATTATCAAGTATTATGGTGTTAGATGATAACCATCTCAAAAAAGAATGAGGTTTATCTACGAGTTGAAGGAGAGCAACACTTACACAAAGAGTTAAGTGAATTCTTTCAGTTTGAGGTCCCAGGTGCAAAGTATATGCCTCAGTATAAGAGGCGATTTTGGGATGGGAAGATTAGATTATACTCACCAGGTACAGGTGAGATATATGTTGGTCTCTACGATTATCTAACAGACTATCTGGAAGAGAAGGGTTATGAGTTTACCCTTAAAGACTCAAAGTTTTATGGACTACCCAACGAGGAAGAAGACTATGTCACACCTGAGGGGATTGCGACTTTCGTTAAACATCTACGGTTACCTTTCAAGGCAAGAGATTACCAACTCAAAGCAATATTCCAAGCTATTAAACAGCGTCGCAAACTTTTATTATCCCCAACGGGCTCAGGAAAATCCCTCATCATCTACGGATTAGTAAGATGGCATAGAGCAGCGCAGAGAAATATACTTATCATTGTGCCTACCACATCACTGGTATCACAATTAAAACAAGACTTCAAAGATTATGGATGGAATGCTAATGCAAACGTCCATGAGATTATGGCAGGCAGAGAAAAACATACAGAGAAACCAGTTGTTGTATCTACATGGCAGAGTATATACAAAGAAAAGAAAGGTTTCTTTGAGAGATTTGATGTAGTCATAGGTGATGAAGCACACCTATACAAAGCAAAGTCATTGACAGGTATACTTGCTAAGTGTCATGACATCAAATACCGCGTGGGTCTAACAGGGACACTGGATGGTATGGAATGCCATCAGTTAATACTAGAAGGTCTCTTTGGTAGATGTGATAAGGTCACAAGCACAGCAGACCTCATGAAAAAAGGACAACTTACACCACTAAAGGTGAAGATATGTCTGCTCAATCATGGTTATGTGCCCTTTGATTCATACCATCAGGAGATAGATTACCTGATTACCCACCCTAAACGTAATAATTTTATATGTAACCTAGCAATAGATGTATCAGGCAATACTTTAATCTTGTTTAACTACGTCGAAAAGCATGGTGAACCACTATGGGATATGCTAAATAGTAAAGTACGGGAAGGCACAAAGGTCTTCTTTATACATGGCGGTGTTGATGCTGTAGCACGTGAAGAAGCAAGAAAGATTTGCGAGAAGGAAACCAACGCTATCATACTTGCATCTTATGGCACGTTTTCTACAGGTATAAATATCCGTAACCTACACAATGTTATTTTCGCATCACCCAGTAAATCTAGAGTAAGAAACTTACAGTCCATAGGACGAGTTTTGAGAAAGGGGGACAACAAAGCACAAGCAATGTTGTATGACATAGCTGATGATTGCTCCAAAGGTCAATCTTACAATTATACTTTCCGTCATCTTATTGAAAGAATGAAAATATATGACGAAGAGAAATTTGATTATGAAGTCACTAAGGTATCTTTCAAAAAATGATTAACTACATCCGACACGACCACGAATTTTATGGAGTTGCCAAACTTTCATCTGGCGATGAAGTTATGGGTGTGATGATTGCGACTAAGCAAGATGGTCAAACACTAATATTTGTAGAAGAACCTGCTACTCCTAGAGAAGCACCAGTAAGAAAAGGTGATGAGGTAGGTCTTGCTATCGGTTTAGTTAAGTGGATGATGTGGAGTGACGAAAAGTTTTTTATTCTGCAAGAAGCAGATATTATTTCAATCGCGCCCATGAGTTTTCCTGCTCAGTCCATGTATAAACTATGGTTAAGAAAAGAGCAAGGGATTGACGACGATAGAAATTGGCAAGTAGATGTAAATAAAAATATGGGTCTCGTTGGAAAGGTCTCTGAAATGAGAAAGAAACTCGAAGACCAATGGAAGAATCAAAAGGAGATATAATATCTGTTTCTGAACCGCTACACGGTTAGTGTACACCACATTACGTAACCTGTCAAGCTTGACACAAATCCAGTCGTCACCTATAATAGGAAAGCGATACAACAATGTATGCGTAAAATGCCCGCAAAAAGAAAACAGCATTATGTAGATAACAAATTATTTCTGGCAAAGATAATTGAATATCGTCAGTCTATAGAGGAAGCTCGTCTACTTGACAAACCTAAACCTCGTATCCCTCACTATCTTGGTGAGTGTTTTTTAAAAATAGCAACACATCTATCTTACCGACCAAACTTTATAAACTATATGTTTAAAGAAGACATGGTATCCGACGGTGTAGAAAACTGTGTGCAATACATCGACAACTTTGACCCAACAAAATCCAAAAACCCCTTTGCTTATTTTACACAAATAGTTTACTTTGCATTCTTACGCAGAATTGCCAAAGAAAAAAGGCAGATGGATATAAGAGATAAACTTATCGAAAAGAATGGTTACGAGCAAGTCTTCCATTCAGATACAAAAGACGATTCTTCTAATATGAATAGTATTAAGAGTAGAATCGAAACAAACATGCGTAATTAATGAATACAATTTTATCAGGTGACTGCCGAGACCGAATGAAAATTCTCGGTGACGAGAGTGTGCAACTAACATGCACCTCTCCTCCATATTATAATGCAAAATCGTATTCTACATGGCCAACCTATGAGGAATACCTTTCTTTCTTATACGTTACATTCAAAGAAGTGTATCGTGTTACTGAGAAAGGAAGAATGTGTTGTGTAAATTTATCTCCTGTGATAGTGCCTAGAGAATCTAGGAAACATGAGAGTAAAAGACTACCCATCACATTTGATTTCTTTACTATAATGAAAACAATGGGTTGGAAATATATTGATGACATTGTATGGGAGAAACAAGAAGGTGCATCTATTAATAGAAATGGTAACTTCTTTCAAATGCGGAAACCTGTAGCATATAAACCTAATATTGTTACTGAAACTATATTCATATTCCAAAAACCTATCGATGGTTTGATAGACAAAGTTATAAAATCATATTCTGATGATGTAGTAAATGAATCATTAGTAGAAGATGGATATGAAAGGACAAACGTATGGAAGTTTCCACCTGATACAAAGTCAAAGCATCCTGCACCATATCCTACTGCTCTAAGTGATAGAATTATTAAATACTATTCTTTTAAACATGACTTAGTCCTTGACCCATTTATGGGTAGTGGCACTACTGCTGTGTCTGCTAAAAATTTAGACCGTAGATTTGTTGGTTGCGAAATACATGAGGAGTATGTTAATATGGCAGAAGAAAGACTAGCAAAAGTAAATCCTCTCGCAAGTTTATATGAGTAAGGTATTATTAATTACAGACCAACACTTTGGTGTCAGGAATGACAACCAATATTATCTGGAAAGATATAGATTGTTCTATGAGAATATAGTTTTACCTTATATTGATGAGCATGGCATCACTGAGATAATAAATCTTGGCGACACATTTGACAGACGTAAATATGTAAACTTCAACTCTCTTGATTATACTCATGACATGTGGTTTAAACCTGTAGCAGACAGGGGTATTCGTATGACATGTCTAGTTGGTAATCACGACATATATTATAAGAATACATTAAAGGTATCATCACCAGAGTTGTTACTTACACAGTATCAAAACATCAACGTAGTCAGCACCCCTACAGAAATGACTATCGGTGGTAAGAAAATGATGCTCGTGCCATGGATATGCGATGAGAATAGAGATGAAACTCTAGACATGATTACTAAATCCAAAGCACAATATTGCATGGGTCATCTAGAGTTGAATGGTTTCTCTCCTGTACCTGGATATACTATGGAGCATGGTGATAATCCAGACATCTTTAAGAAATTTAAACTAACTTGTAGTGGTCACTACCATATGCGTAGTAGGAGAGACCGAATAGTATACTTGGGTAACCCCTACCAACTATACTGGAATGATTACGGTCACGAAAGAGGGTTTCATATTCTAAATACTACTGATGCTACATTAGAATTCGTTAAAAATCCATATAATACTTTCAGTAAGTTGTTTTATAAGGATGGGGTAGGCATTACTGACGAGGAAATAGAAAATGTCAAAGGCACATATGTAAAACTTGTCGTTGAAGATAAGTCAGACCAACTTGCATTTGACCAAACTGTTAGACGTTTACATAAAGCAGACCTCGCAGACCTCAAGATTATTGAGGACATGAGTTATGACCTAGACGAAGACATTGACGTAGAAGTAGAGGATACACTTACCATATTAGAGAGTTGTGTATCTGAATTTGATAATGGACATGAAATATTTGGTATTTTAAAATCTTTATACTTGGAGGCACAAGAAGTATAATGTTTGTATTAACAGATTGCAAAACTGGTGGAGTGTACGCTGTGCGTGATGACAAAACCATCGAAAGAGTTGTCCAGATTTTCGTTGACAAAGACGATGCAGTACGTTATTATGAGATGTTGAAGGACAGTGATTACCCACGCAAACTAGACGTTAGATTTATGGAAGAAGACGACGTCAAAATGAGTTGTAAAAATTATGGATATAAATTTTCCGTCATCACACCTGATGATATAGTTATCCCACCCCCACCTAAATGATTGCATTTATTGTTGTCGCTGTGCTCATAGTAGGTACAGCATATTTAATTCGTTATTACGACCCTCATAATTAATGATTGTTTTTGAAGAGATTAAGTGGAAGAATTTCCTGTCAACAGGTAACTCTTTTACAGAAGTCAAGATTGATGATGCACCCTCACATTTAATTCTAGGGTCTAATGGAGCAGGAAAATCCACCTTGCTTGATGCATTGTGCTTTGTCCTGTTTAATAAACCATTTAGAAAGATTATTAGAAGACAACTTATCAATAGTATTAACGAAAGAGAATGCGTAGTTGAGATAAAGTTTTTTATTGGTAGTGTTAAGTATAAAATAATTCGAGGAATAAAACCAAATGTCTTTGAGATATATCGTAACGGTCAGTTGCTTGACCAAGATGCAGCAAATAAAGATTACCAATCATATCTTGAGAAAAGTATACTCAAGTTTAACTTCAAGTCTTTTACTCAGGTTGTTATTCTGGGGAGTAGCACTTTCGTGCCATTTATGCAACTCACTGCTCCTAATAGAAGGGAAGTTATAGAAGACCTTCTTGACATACAAATTTTCTCACGCATGAATCTATTACTCAAGGACAGAGTAAAAGATATTAAAGACAATCAAAAGGAATGTGAGCATCTAATGCAGATAGCAGAGCAACAAGTTGCTATGCAGAAGAATACTATTGATAATATGGAGAAAATGAATGATGATTATATGAAGAGATTGCATGACCAGTTTGACGAGAATGAAAAAAGGATAGAAGAGTTATCACAAGAGGTAGATTCTAAGAAATTATTGATAGAAGAGTATGGTTTAAAGGTAAATTCTATGCCTGAGAATCAAAAGTTGCACGAAGAGTTGAGAGATATGCGTGCAAAGATTAAAAGTAATCTAAAACGTGCACAGAAAGAGGTAGCATTCTATCAAAATAATGATGAATGTCCCACTTGCACACAAAAACTGCCTGCAAAACTGAAAAAAAGGAATGTAGAAACTGCAGAAGGTAAAGTAGAGAAGATGACAGGTGGTCTAGATGATATTACTGTCAAAATTAACGATTGTTTTCAGACAATTAAGCAACAAAAAGAGACTTGTGACAGAATTACTACAGTGCAGACAGAAATTCTTGGTCATCAAAGAGAAACCGAGAGTCTTCTTATAAAATCAAAGAAAATATTGACAGATACTGAGGCAGAAGCACCTGATGTGAAGAAAGAAAAGACAAAACTATCAGATTTTGTCAAGAAACATAAGAAAACTGCTAAAGATTGCTCAAAAGTCAACCATGAAGCAGACAATTTAAAAACTGTCTCCTCTTTGTTGCGAGATGGTGGTATTAAGAGTAGAATAATAGCAAAGTTTATCCCAATAATTAATCAACGAATAAATAAATACCTACAGAGCATGGATTTCTTTGTCAATTTCACACTTGACGAAGAGTTTAATGAGATTATCAAGTCTCGTTTCCGTGATGAGTTTTCATACGCATCATTCTCTGAAGGTGAGAAGCAGAAAATTGATTTGTCCCTCTTATTTACATGGAGAGACATAGCAAAGATGAAAAACTCTGCTGCCACCAACTTGTTGATACTGGATGAGGTTTTTGACTCATCATTAGACAGTGCATCAACAGAAGAATTATTTAAAATTCTTAGAGGACTAGATTCAAAGACAAACTTCTTTGTAATTTCACATAAAGGTGACATATTATTAGATAAATTTGACACCACCTTACGTTTTGAAAAGGTAAATGATTTTTCAAGGGTAATAACCGATGACGACTCCTAACTGGCAACACCATTCAAAGAAAGAAAAGAAGCGACACTTAAAACCACAAGCATTGCGTCAAGCAAGGAAACG